TGATCGTTAAAACCGTGTTTGAAACTTCGCCGATGCATAAACTGGCTAATATCCAAACTATCTCAACCGATTCGCTGGAGATATTTGAAGACAGGGCGGAGGTGGCGGCTGGTTGGACCACTGAATCAGGCGCGGTTTCTGATACTACTACACCGACCTTCGGTAAAAAATCAATCCCCGTGCATGAGCTTTATGCGCAGCCGAAAGCCACGCAAAAATTAATTGATGATGCGGCGATTGATATTGAAGAATGGCTCGCTGATAAAGTTGCGGCGATATTTTCTAAAAAGGAAAATACGGCGTTTGTCAGCGGCGACGGTGTCGGCAAACCACGTGGCATACTGACTTATACTTCGGGTACTAGCTGGGGGCAAATTGAGCAGGTTGCGTCAGGTGTTTCTGCGGGGGTAACGGCGGATAAAATTGTCGAGTTGTACTACACACTGAAAGAGGATTACGCAGTTAACGCTTCGTTCCTGATGAACCGCTCTATCGTTGAGACTGTAAGGCAATTGAAGGATACTACCAATCAGTATTTGTGGAATCCTGGCCTTGCGTTTGGCGCACCTGATACGTTGATGGGTGTTCCTGTACATCAGGCGGCTGATATGCCTGTTGCTGCGGCAGATAGCCTGTCTATCGCCTGCGGTGATTTCAAATCAGCATATCAAATTGTCGATAGGCATGGTGTGCGCGTGCTGCGTGACCCATTCACTGACAAGCCGTTTGTGAAGTTCTACTCGACCAAACGTGTTGGCGGTGATGTGGTTAACTTTGAGGCGATTAAGCTGATGAAGTTGGGATCTTAGTGAGAATTAAGAATCTAGAATCAAGAGTTAAGAATTAGGAAAAGTTTAAGCTAGATTCTTGATTCACGATTCTTGATTCTTCTTTAATTTAAAAAGGAGAATAAAATGAGAGACTTACACAACAATATTAAAGTCGAATCAGGCCTTAATATTTCGTCGATTACTACCAATACAACCACCGCCGGAAGCATTATCGACATGCAGGGTTATGGCTCGCTTGAGTTCATAATCCGCTCCGGTACGCTAACCGATGGAACTTATACTCCATTGGTAGAGGAGGGTGCCGTGTCTAACTTAAGCGATGCAACGGCGGTTGCCGATGCCGATTTGCTAGGCACTGAGGCCGCTGCCGCATTTGTTTCGACTGATGATAATACTATCAAGAAAATCGGTTACATAGGCGCTAAACGCTATGTGAGACTTTCACTAGTTTCAACTAGCGTGACAACTGGCGGGACTATGTCGGTTATTGTGCTGAAAGGCAGGGCGAATGATAGGCCGGTTAGTTAGGTAATAATTAAGGCATCATTGCGATGAGTCGACCTCTTGGGAGTACGAAGAAGCACTCCATCCTCCTCACTTTTTCTAGTGTAAAAAGCTGGATTGCCGCGTCGGACTCACAAAGAGGTTCGCCTCCTCGCAAGGACGATACTGCACTCCGACACTACTGACTAACACTAACTTCCCTTAGCGACTGCTGTATCGAGTTTTCCATACGCTTCACGCGATTGTATAATGAGGAGCTTTGTTTGAGCAATATGCTCACCGGTTCATTCAAAATCGCAAAGCATGAGCTTTTATCGTTTAAATCTAAGTTGAATTCCGCCATACGGAAATCTTCGCTCTTCAAATCTTCCAATTTAATTTCGCCAGACTCAACAGCTTTGCACAGCAATAACCAGCTAAAAACACTGGTAAGCTGGGTTGTGATGGTGGACATAGCAAGTGTGTAAATAAGGCTGTCTTCTTTTGACATCTTTAATTTATCTTCTTTGCCACGTACTGAAAAATATTCATGTGCGAAATTGAGTAGACCTAAACTTTCGTTATAGCTCTTTTGCAAGAATTTAAATATGTTCTGGCTTCGCTGAATAGTTGCGCAGTCTAATTGCTCCATTGGTACTACTCCTTACACAAAACAAAAAGAGATATTTTTCAATATCTCCCCGATTATTGATTTATAAAAACCCTACATTATTACTATTATTGTAACTTATTACTTACAAAAAGTCTTTAGTTTTGTAGTGTTTTTATGCTATTTTTTAAATTAAATGTTTAAATATAAATAATAAAAACCAATTAAAAGGTGAAATCATGGCTAATATTCCAAACGTTCCGAGCGAAAATGTAACCCAGCTTGGGGATGATATTAAAAAGCAATTCGAGTCACTGGGTAATGACTTAAAAGATCAAATCATGAAAGATTTTAATAAAATTGCACAAAGCGATTTATCGAACTTAAAGAGTAGCTTATCCAAGATTATTCTAGCACAGGATAATAAAATGGTAAAGCAATCCGAGCAAAATTTGCAGGACGCTATTTTAAAACAATTTGGTGGAAATATGTTCGGTAGCGTCAATTCGATAGCCGGCGCATCTGATAGCAGCGGTTTTAATTCCAGCGATTTCCGCGCCGCGGCAGGTCAAACATTACTTGAAATTGGGCGGTCGATAGCGGTTGCGCAGTTTAGGAATGGGTGAGAACTTAACAATTAACGTCATCCTGGAATTATAGAAAATCTTATGACACCTTAGTCATTAGATTTTCTTAATATCCAGGATCCAGGTAATCTTATTTATAAAATAACCTGGATCCTGCATAACTTATTTTGTACGGCTAAGGAGCCTCCAAAATATAGCTTCCAGGATGACGTTAATTGAAAGATTCGCCTTTAATTTTGCAGTTTTTTTAATCAGGAGAAAATTATGACAAACTCACCAACTCTGGAGCGATATACCGCTCCGGCAACCGAACCGCTTGTCCTTTCCGATGTTAAAGATTATCTGAAGGTTAGCGGCAGTGCCGATGATACGATTATCACTAATTTAATCAAAACAGCACGTGAGCGGGCTGAAAAATTCATCGGCTGTTCGCTCATCACCCAAAGCTGGAAAATGTCGTATGACCAATATACACCTTCATTTGCAAGGTTGTATAATGGTCCGGTGCAGTCAGTCACCAGCGTCACCGTTTTTAATCGGGATGAGGTAGCCACCGTTATCAGCAGCGCGGCTTATTACCTGACGACCGCAAAAAAAATCTTAGTGTTTGACGCGAATATTGTCAGCCAACGTATTGAAATTATTTATGTAGCCGGTTATGGAACTTTGGCGTCGAGCGTACCATCCCCAATAAAACAGGGCATGCTTGCCCACATCGCTGCAATTTATGACGGCAGGGTAGGGGCTAATAGGCTGCCTGAGCAATCGTTTGATTTATATGCGCCGTATAGGGATATAAAATTTTAATTTTTTGAGTTGAATTCATCATGTCACTAGCTGTCGCCCCGCATTCTTATTGCGGGGTCTACTTAAAAATAAAAAGAAGACCCCGCAATAAGAATGCGGGGCGACACAAATGCGAGAATGTTAATAACAACTTCCAAACGAGGTCAACATGACAATCAAATCAGACGCTTTCTCACGTATGCGGCAGCGCATAACTTTCCAAACACAATCGACAAGTAGTGATGGCGGCGGTGGTACTACACTTTCATGGACAAACGGCAGCACTGTTTGGGCGGAAGTAAAGCCGATAGATAGGGCGGCTTCCGGCGAAAAATTTGTTGCCGGCCAATTACAATCAACAATATCTCACATTATCACCACACGCTATTTCAGCGGTATAACCACCAATATACGAGTGTCCTACGACAGCAGGGTGTTCAATATTCGCAGCGCAATTAACGTTAATGAGAGGGGCGAGATGCTGCGTTTGTTTGTTGAGGAAGGGGTGGGAAGTTAGAACTTTTGGAATTAAAAAACTCAATATCCTAATTTCTGGCTCTGTCATTGCGAGGAGTGAGCAGGAGCGCAGCGACGTGGCAATCCAGTTCTTCTACAGTATGGATTGCCACGTCGTTCGGGTCATTTTACTACGCTTCGCTTTGTAAATTCCCACTCTCTCCTCGCAATGACGGAGACTTTTGTAAGCAAAATAAGGTTAACTTAAAACAGGAGAGCGAAAATGCCAAATAACAAAGACACACAATGCGGTTGCGAATGCGGCAAGGAAGTATTGAGGATAAAAAAACGCGATTCAATATTCGCTGATTTGATGTTGATTAAAATGAATATTTTAGCGCAGCAAATAGATAAATTATTGAGGGAGGATAAAAAGGAGAAATAGTTAAATGGGTATAAAGTGTCGCCCCGCATTCTTATTGCGGGGTCTATTTACTTTGCAAACGACCCCGCAACAAAGATGCGGGGTGACAACCTTGATTTGTTTAGGAGATAAAAAATGACAACAACTGATCCGGTTTGGGAGATGCAAAAGGCGGTGTATACTGCCTTGAGCGGCGACGCGACTTTAACGGCGATGATTAGCGGCGTGTTTAGCCACGTCCCGCAGGACACAGCATTCCCCTATATAAAATTCGATAATATTATTGCCAAAGATTGGTCAACTAAAAGCAATCTCGGCATACAGGCGACGTTGCCCATCCATATTTTTTCACGTGGGAGAGGTGACAAAGAGGCGCTAAATATCGCAGCAGAAGTTAAACGGGTTTTGGATGATGCTGGTTTGTCTATGACTGGCTGCACTATGGTTAGTTTAAAATTCAGCGATGTGAAAGTCAGTGAGCTTAGTGATGGTGTGACATGGCAGGCAGTGACGGGTTTTAGGGCGATGGTGCAGGTGGGGTAACATATTATACAGGAGGCAAAAAATGACAGCACAACAAGGTGATGATGTGATTTTAAAAATCGGCAACGGGGCGACTCCGACTGAAACTTTTACTGCAGTTGGCGGGCTTCGCCTAACAAGTTGTAAACTAAATAATATGGTGCGTGATGCAAGTACTTTTGCATCGGGAAAGTGGCGCAAATTACTATCGGCGGCGGGGATTAGTTCACTTGCGATTAGCGGTAACGGTTATTTCACCGATACCGCTACCGAGGAAACTTTACGTTCGTACGCATTCGCCGCCAGCCTCAATAATTACGAGCTTACTTTCGGTAACGGCCATAAAATCGCTGGTGCATTTTTAATTGCCGAATACTCCCGCAGCGGTGATTTGCGTCAGCAGGAGGAGTTTACGATTAGATTGGAGAGTGGTGGGGCGGTTGTTTATAGTTGAGTGGTTATATTTGCTCTATCTGTCGCCCCGCATTCTTATTGCGGGGTCTGTTATGATTGAAAGCTGACCCCGCAATAAGAATGCGGGGCGACAAGATGGTGAATCACAAACCACTAGCCACACACCACTAATTCCGCTATAATTAACTAATGTCCCAAATAACCGAACTGGAAAAATATTTTGATATTCTGACGGCCGATAATTCGCTTTATCCGGCTGAGCATCCACTGGCTGATGATAAAGAGCGGTTTTTGCTATATGTAAATTTAAAAGTACACATGCAAAATCTGGTTGCCGGTCTTGATAAAATTTCCACCTCGCTTGATTCGTATAATAATTACTCCTCATTAATCAGTCAGTTATCGACAAGTTTTAAACAAATACTTCAAATGGAAAATGCCGATGTGGATTTTTGTATCCGCAGTATTGCGGTCGATTCCGTGTTGCATAATCAAGGCGATATTAAGTCGGGCGGTGATGCCCTTGCTTCAGTTATCACTAAGATGGTAGGGCTGTTTTTTGAAAATAGTGATGATGTCACAAAAATCGCAACTGATATAATACAGGATTTAAAAAACAATCACCAATCCAATTCCAATAAAAAAGAAGATGAAGAGTTGAAAATCAACTCTCTATATATACTGGAAGTTTACAACGAAATTGAAAATATCCTGAAACAGGCAAAATCCGGTATAATCGCTAAAGATAAGAAGATGATAGAGGTTCTGCGCCAGATGAAAATGGGCGTAGGCAAGGAAATGCTTGATTTAGCAATGCAAAAGACCATTTTACCCCCTAAAAAGAAGTCTATTAGCAGTATTCTGGCTAAAGGAAAATCTGATTTTAAGGATGTTGAGAAGAAGCGGTAAGGTATTTTGCTGCGGTTTCCGTCATCCTTCGGCTTGACCGAAGGATCCAGGTATTCTTATTAAATATGTATTTTTGTGCGCAAAAATGCTTTTTTGTTTTTACCTGGATACTATGGTCTACTCCATAGTATGACGTAGCACTATTGAACCCCTGAGTGTGTGTGTTTAACCCCCTGATAAACCTTAATAAACTCCCAAAACACTTAAAAAGTAACCAATAATTAACCAAAATTAATTAATTATTGTCTTTTTTGTAATAAAATGTTAATATAGCTGTGGTATATTACAAAATACCGATTTTATGGAGCTATTATAGATGTCTGTAGTTGAGAATATATCTAACCACGCGAGTGACATTGAAGCAGAAGTTATGCGTATGCAGGAGCTTATGAGCAAGTCACCAACCGGTTTAAAGATGTTGCAAGCTTCGCAGGAAATGGCGACGTCTGATGAAATGATGGGTCTTATGGAGATTATAGGCAACCCGAAAGTTCCTGAAGATGAGAGAATGAAATTAGCGCAATATATGGGCGAAATGTTGAAACAGGATCCGGCTAACGGCTTGTATCAATACGCTAAATATATGGAGACGGTAGCGAATAATCCGGTTTATGCTGTTAGAAAAGATTATTATCTTTCGATAGCGAATGCCGCGGTGGCAGTAAATGATACTGTAGTTTATAAGGACTATATCACTGCTTATAACGAATTTGAGAATGATAATTCGCCTGAGGCTTCTGCTGCAAGAGTAGCGACAGAAGAAATGCAGCAGAAAATGAAACAATGGGCCGAAGGTCAATAGAAATTATTTAATAGGAGAGTGTTATGGGTAAAAATGCTAAAAAAGGAAAGGGTGGCGGTGGTGCGCCAAATTCTGGGATTGCTGCGCCAGTTCCTCTGGCCGCCAAACCAGCAGTGGACGTAAATGGAAATCCAATAAATTTATCTCCAGCAAAAAATAAC